GCGGCACTTCCGGTAATGTTGCCGGTGATCGCTGTTCCCGGTATGGTGCTGCTGGCGGTCATCGGGCTCGCGCCATTCCCAAAAACATATCCTGCAAGGGTTCCGGCTACTCCGGTACCCCCGAGGGTTGGGGTTACGGTTGATACAGGGTTGATGGTGACCGTCTGATCCGCGCTCAGCGGGATGGCAGTTCCATTTATCGTGATCGTCCTGGTGAGGGGAACGTATGTGCGGGCACCATATCCATATGTTTGCAGGTGGCCCAAATTTCCGAGCGTCGTATCCGAATTAAAGGTTTTGATGATCGCATTGGCAGTGCTCTGATCGGTGATCAGCACATCGATGCCGTTCACAAACTTGAATTCCCGCAAGAAAAGCGAATCGGGTATACCGGATCCCGTACTCAGTTTCGCCCAGGCGGAGCTATCGGCACCGCTCGTCCGGGCGTTCACAATGGCAAGATGGCGATCAATGAGTTGGACCTGCGCGGCTGTCATGACCCCGGCCGCCGTTTCCGTGGCTCCTGGCAGGGTTGTAGATGATCCCGAGGAAGAGGTAAGCAATACGCTTCCGATGGCGGGCGTATTATTGAGATTGGTGCCCGTGGCCGCGATGGCCACATTCGCCACGGTGGTCGCCCGGCCTTTGCTGTCGTAGGTGACCTGCGCTACATGCGTGGCGTCTCCAAAGGTGCCCGTATTGGAATTGACCGTGGCGAGCGTGAATAATTGGCTACCGCCCCCCGTGCCCGTAGATCCGTCTCCGCTGAGTTGCGTAATCCCTACGGACCCGAGCGTTGAATTATTGTGATACTGAAATGAACAGGCTTCGATACCCGTTGCCATCGGGGTAATGCACATCATCACGCTGTCCGTGCCTTGAATCTTTATGCGGAAACTGTCACTGTAGAGCGCAAGGCTGTCCAGACGGATTTTATATCCAGGGATCATTACTCCGGCCAGGGAATTGGTTGTGGCAGGAAGGTTAAAGCCCGTTCCTGTGTTGATAGACACGGCAATATTGCCAGCCGCAGGGGTCTGCCCCAATACCGGCGTCAGACGCGTATCGCTACCGAGGACGACCTGCCCGCTGGCGGCATTCCCAGAACTTGGCGCATTCAGCGCCGCCGCCGTTCCCAAAGCCGGTTTATTCAGGATCTGGGCAAGCCCGGACCCGGCATTCCAATCAGAATTCACCTGCCCTGCCGGGATGGTGGGCTTGTTAAGTATTTGCGTGACGCCGCTGGAGGAATTCCAGTCCACATTTACCTGGGCGGCGGGGATCGTCGGTTTATTGAGGATCTGAGTAACCCCGGATGAGGAATTCCAATCGGAGTTGACCTGCGCGGCCGGAATGGTCGGCTTATTTTTTATATAGTCCAGGGCCGTTGTGGTGGCCTGGCTCCAATCGCTCTGCAGTTGGACCTTCGCATTGGAGCCGATCATCTTCCATCCCGTGACCGTATCCAGGAAGATATACCCACTATCCGATGCAGTGAAGTGCCTCCCGCTGATCCCCGGCGCCGGGCGTGTGGAATACGCACCCGTGAGCCAGCCCGTCGTTCCGCCGTAGTTGATCACCTGGAGGTTGTTCGCAACGTTGTTGATCTGCAAATTTGTTTTGGCGGTGGCAAGGTTCGCCAGGTCGCTGAGGTTGCTGCTTTTCTTCAGGTTGCTGTCCAAAGCCGCCTGCATGGTCGGGACCGCTGATTTCGGGATATTCGAAAAGGTATTGGACGCCCCGGATATAATTTTATTCGTCAGGGTCGCGGCGGTTCCGTTCTGCGTGGCAAAACTCGTGTTCGTTACATTGTTCAGGCCCAGGACCGTCAGGGCGTTCGGAATACTTGCAACATCCGCAAGGTTGTTAGCCTTACGCATGAGCGCCGTGCTATCCTGGATGCCACCGCCTCCACTTCCGGACCCGCTGACCGTTATCCATGCTGATCCGTTATCGTAATAGATCTTAGCTGTATCCGTGGCAACGTAGAACTGATTCCCGGCTCCTGCAGATGGCCGCGCGGAGTAAACCCCTACGGTGATCTTGTTTGCCCCGCCGCCGTTGATTATTTTATTCGCCTGACTATTTCCCCGGATCAATATAGGGATGACGGGACCGCCATTTACAACAAAACCAATCGTACTATCATTGAGGCTCTTTACCGTATCGATTTTCCGGATGCCCGCCGAATCCCATATGGGCAGGCCGTTCACTATCCTTATCCCGTACCCTGGCCCGATGATCAGCCCCCGCATCTTCCGGGAATGCGCCACCCCGTTGATCTTATAAATATCCGTGCTGTCTGTCACTACATAAAGGCTATCCATGCGGCGGTATGCGGCGGTATCCAGGTTGATCAGCCCCCCGGCGATCTTCACGTATAGGCCCTGCCCAAAGGTTGAGCCCGTTCCACCCGATCCCGGAGGGGCCAAGTACCATTTTTGATTCAGGGAATCGTAAGAAAGCACCCAGGCATTGCCTTTGGCCGATGTGATATCTATCGGCAGGTTTTTCAGGGAATCCCTGGAATAGATCCGGAGGGCGGCAAGATTCTTTGCCTCCACATTCAGGATGCCATTCAGGATATTATTCAACTGCTGAGCCGTGATGCCCCGCGCATTGTTGGTAATAATATTGTTGTTCAGGTAGGTCCTGAGCGATCCGCTATCGCCTATGGGGATGATCTGCGCGGATGCAGCCAGGGATAAGAAGATCAGTAATACGGAAAGTAGCTTTTTCATTAATAATATATTAAAGGGATTTTACCAATGTTCTTTACCACATTCTGAGTGCCGGCGTTATCACTCGTTCTCATATTGAGATCGGGCGTATTTTGCTGGCCTCCTAAGCTGTCCGTCCCGCCTCCGGCCGAATACCTGTTACCTGTGATCGACAAAAACCATTTGAGAGCGCCGCCAACAATAAAGCCCTTGCCGTGGGTGGCATGGTCATGCTTACCCACTTGCTCATCCTCGTAACCGCCAGGGGCATTGTAAAGACGGGAGATATCGATACCCCGTCCCATGTCAAGGTGTTTATCAGAAAGGCCGCGCTCATCAGGGATGCGGATCGTGTTCTGCCCATCGCCGTAACTGTAGAGACCGCGATATACCGGAATCGATCCGGGATCACTTCCCCAGGTAACATCCGGGACAATTCCCTCCGTGGCCGAAAGGGATGCAGCGAATAGGGCAATCCGGGGAACATCTGCACGATTTTTTATAGTACCGTCCGAAAGGAATGTATTTTTTAGGATGCGGCGGCTCCCAACACTGAGCCCTGCCGTATAGAAATTACCGTCCGCCCTTTCTACGATCCAATACCCTTCTCCGGCAACCAGGATCAGCAATTCCCCATCGTGCATGTATACCGCTGGATCGGCGAGTACATCCCATTTAAAAAACTGATAGCTGCCATCAAAAATATTTTGCTGTTCCTGCGATTGTACCGTCAGCGCGTGAATGCTTGCAATGGACGTTTTTACGGCGATTCTGGTCCCTGGCAGCAATGATCCCACATCGGGAAGCGTGAATGTGTTGTTGCCGGTAAGCTGAAACAAAAGAAGATATCCGAGATCCGTAGTATCAAAAGCGTGATCCCCGGTGAATATTTTCACGCCTTCATAGCGCCGCATTCGGTTCTTTAAATAGTTCGTCTGATCGGCCAGGGCCTTCAGCGGAACGTTTGCATCACCGGTATCGCTCCCTTTAACCAAATCGCTGAGATCGTATAACTCCGGTGCTGTAAAGGCGTCCTGTGGTGTATAGGGGCTCATTATTGGATGCGGATTTTGTAGTTGATAGAAAAAGTGACGCCCAATACTTTGCTCACCGGCGAGATCACTACCCGGTAGCACAATACGCCGGACTGATTCAGCAGGCCCATTTCCTGGATGACCATGGCCGGATCGCCGGCATCCAGGGTACTGTTGAAAATGATAAAGCCATTGCCCAGGTTATTCCAGCTCGCAATATTTTTTGCTATCTGGCCGGTCAGCGCCGTCTCGGTTCCGGTCACCGGCGCATTGGAAGTGCCGACGACGATCTGCGTAAATTGCTTTCCCCCCGCATCGCCCGCGAGCAGGTCCATGATATTTACTATGCCAGCATTCAGAACCATATAAAAAATTTAACTATGTATCGTGGCAACATCGCCGTCCCCGCTGAAATTGTGCGACCCATCGAATTCCGCGCTTCCATCGTATGTCAGGGCTCCCGAAATTGTCAGCCTGTCGTTTCCGAGGATCTGAACATTTACAATGCCCTCCACATCATCGACAAACAGGGCGTCCGTGGTTTGCAGGATCATCCGGATTTCGACCAACACGCAGACGGCACGCTTGTACTCCTCCACCATCGCCGTTATATCACTGAAAGAGCTTGCCGTCAACTGGATATCATCGCCGGTCAGTTCTATTCCAAACTTTGCCCAATGATCATATCCTTTTAAAAGAACCACCTCCGCGAATCCTATACTCTTCAATGCTTCCCGTATCGCCCATTCCGTTCCTTTGTACCTGTGCAGTTCAATTGCTCGCTTTATTATTTCCCGCTGATCGTCCTGGGTGGTTGCGAGCCTGAACCCCTTATATCCCAACACATCGAATTGGGACCCGAGAAACGGAAGAGCAGATGGATCGACCGTATCGATCATATACACCAGCAGCTTTGTCAAATCGATCTGGGCCAGTTCTGCCGTGATCGTATTGTACCATGCGGCCATCTCCGGCAGATAGGATATACTATCCGCGATCACTGGTTTACCCATCGGTACTGCTTGTAATGGTGACCGTAATTCCCGTGCACCTCGTATACACGCTGTCGCTCGCCACGATATCCGCACTCGGCGAAACCACCGTGGCTTTATACACCTTATCGGTAATCATGGAAAGGGCGATGATCTGCGAAACCACCACGTCAACACCCAACTTATTCAGCCGGGCCTGCTCGTAGGCGTTCAGCGCCGCGTTGACGGCCGTTAATACATCGTTGTCCACCGCGCTGTTGTAGATAATCAACTGCGCGTTGATTGCATAGTCCACCACGGACGGATCAGCAACGAGCACGGTGTCATTTTGCGGCCTGACTTTCTCATCGCTGCAAATGGCAAGAATGGCATCCTTTATCGGCGTGGAGGCGAGCGTACCGTTCAGGCATAGCGGATAAAGGGTGACCTCTCCGGGATTCGTGGTCACGCAGGATACATCCACGATTGACGGGTCGGCACTCTTCGCAAAGAATTTGTAAGCATCTTTGGGACCGGCCACGCTGAAGCTCGACGATGCGAGTTTGACGCGGGCGCGGAGTTGGATATCCGTTTCCTGGTCACTTCCTCCGCTGGTTACATCGGTGTTAGCAACGGCGGAAACAAAAGGCTGAGGATCCAGGATGATCGATATCTTTCCGATATCGTAGGCATTCCCCGCCAACCCTGGCGTCTGGCAGGTCGCATCCACATCCACGGTATCCGTGGCGGGGTCGATATCGATGGCGGCATTCGTTGCAAAGATTACCTGACCATCGATACTTTGCACCCTTACACCGGCCGGGAGCTGGACAGCATTATGGCCGGTTATTAGGGTGAATTCAAGGGTACAGACGGAGCCCGCAGCCGGCAGGCGTGTGACGCCCAGGAGGGCGCATAAATATTCCAGGATGGACCCCGTGGCAAAATCAATCAGCATTTGCCGGAATGCTTCGTTGCCGCTGATGCGCTGCAACTGTAGTTCATAGGCGAATACGTTCAATAAAAGAACCTCCACATCCGCAGGCGCGAGAGACCGCCCCAACCCCTGTTCGAGATTGGCCGTCAGCCTCTGGATGACAGGCTGAACGTCCTCGGGGAATATGGCGGGTAAATCTGCCATTACGCGGTTGTGGTTA